AAGATGTCAGCGTCGTCGTTTGCAGCGACCGGCGTTGCACCGGTTGCCGTGATCGTTCCGGTGCCGGTCTGTGACGAGCCGCCGAGTACGATGGCCGACGATGCGCCATCGACGAAGCCGCACATCGCTTTCTTCGACGTGCTGTACACCGCGCTATCGGCAACGAGCAGGCCGCAGCGTTGCGATGTGTTGGATATTGCGTTGCTCGGCGTGCCGCGCATGGCGATGCAACCGAACGGAGCTGACATCGACTTTGTGACCGACATGACGGCGCCCGTTTGGATGTAGAGCCATGATCCGATGATCGTCGATGCGTACTGGGTAGCGGTGAGCGCCGCGACTGCCTGAAAGTTGACGTTGCCGACGCGTGTCATGGTCGCGCCGGTCGCGACGTTGGTGCACGTGTAACCGCGCGCGGCGAGGTCTGGATTGCTGCCGGGGAGAAACTCGTCGGCATACAGCAGTGCGCCCGGGTTGAGCTCGACGATCCAGGGCGACACGATGCCGGCATCTGTGAACGCCGCTGCCGTGGCTGAGCTGGCGATAAGCGCCGAGCCGGCAGCGGGCGCCGGGCCGCCGAGCAGCACGTATGCGCTCGAAGTGACGCCGAGCGAGTTAGCGGCGACTGCCGAGCCTGCAACGGTGCGCCAGTAAGGCGAGTCGGGATTGTAGAGCGAGTAACCACGCCCGCAGACCCACTCCAGACTAGCGCCCGGCGGCAGCGCGAACGTTGCCGCGGTCTGGTTCACGTTGGTGTCGTCGGGTCCGTTGATATGGCTGCCGCTGCCGGCTGTCGGCGTGATAGTGACCGCCGCACCACCAGTGCCGCCGATGTTGATTCCGAAGCGCACGCCTGACAGCACGTCAGCGGCGCCGGTCGGCGAAACGAGTGTCAGGTTTACCGGGGAGCCGAGCGCGTCTATCTCATACAGCCATCCGGGATGAATGGTGGTGGGCGGCGTGACGTCGCGCGGCCAGACTTGCAGCTCGCCGGGGAGTTCAACAAAGCGGCCGCTCGAGGTCGAGCTCGGCCTAAACTCACGATTGCAGTAGGCCGTGCCGGCAGTGCCGGTGCGCACGATCATTTGCGAGCCGCTGACGGCTGCGGTGTAGGCGCCGGAATAGGCAAGATCGAGCTGATAGGGCGTGCCAGCTGTGCCGGGTGCGATGACTTCGTAGATGCCGCAGTTGGCTGCAGCTTCGAAGAGCACGACGACCAGGTCGCCGGCGAGAACGGCGACGCCGTCGACGCTGAGCGCGCCGTTGGCCGTCGCGGTGAGACGCGGCCGGTTGGTCGAGATGGTGGTCGCCGTGTAGGCCGGCAGCGTGGTTGCAGTCGCGAGCCGCGCGTCGAAGTAGCTTCGAGCGCGCAGCGCGTCGAGACGTGCCTTGTCGACTGCGCCCAAAAAGCCGTCCGTGCTCGTCGTCGCGAGGCCAGGCATTGCGTGCACGTGATCGGAGCGCGGCAGCGTGACGGCGACGCCGGGCGCGCTCGCAGCTCCGACGGTGAGCGCAGCGGGCGCAGCAGTCGCCGGCAGCGCGTGCACGTGGTCGGACAACGCGAGCGTTATAGCGCTGCCGGGGGCGTTGCTGCCGGCGAGCGTGAGCGCGACTGGCGTACCGCTCGTGACTTGGTGCGTGTGATCTTGTCGCGCGGCCGTGACGCCGGAGCCGATAGCCGCAGCCGCGCCCGATACGTTAGGGCTCGCCACGCTCGCGAGCGCGCTCGACACGAGGCCGTACGGCATAGCGCTGGTGCCGAGGTTGACCGGTGGCGTGACGTGCATCTGCCACAGCGTGTCGTGGTAGGTCGTGCCCTCAGAACCTACCGGGACAAGCATGCCCGGCGGCAGCTCGGCGGAGCTGTCAGCATCCGCGGATCGCGCCCATGCGCCGGCGGCGGCCAGATATATCCCGTTCGTCTGCCACGAAGCCTGACCGACGACGAGCACACGATTAGTTGCACTCACCAAAATGCCATCGATGGTCTGCAGACCTGACAGCGTGATCGGGCTGGTAGCGACTACGCGACACGCTAGCTTGATTGGCAAGGCGTCCACATACGCGATGCTCGCGGCGTCCGGCAGCGCGTGCACGTGGTCGGAGCGGGCGAGCGTTACGGCCGAGCCTGGCGCGTTAGCGCCAGCGACCGTGAGAGATACCGCGGCCGCAGTCGCCGGCAGCGCGTGCACGTGGTCGGAGAGGGCGAGCGTCGCAGCGCTGCCGGCCGCGGTCGAGCCGGCGAGCGTAAGTGCAACGGGCGTGCCGCTCGAGACAAGGTGTGTGTGATCCTGGCGCGCAGCGGTGGTGCCGACGCCGACCGCTGCGGCAGCGTTGCCGACTGCCGGGCTCGTGACAGTCGCAAGCGGCGTGTTAGTGGCGCCCGATGCGATCGCGTCAAGCTTGGTTTTATCGCCGCCCGTGAGAAAGCCAGCAACGCTCGTCGTCGCAGCGGCGTGCAGCGTGCCGTCGGCCGATTGCGCGCCGTGCGCGTGCACGTGGTCGAAGCGCGCCGCGGTCGTGCCGACGCCGACGACGGCCGCAGCGGCGACGTTCGAGGGTGCGGTACTCGTGAGTGCGGCCGCATTCGCCGCGACGGAATCGAGTTTGGTTTTATCGACGCCCGTGAGAAAGCCAGATGCTCCGCCGGCGATGGCTGCCGCGTGCAGCGTGCCGCCGGCGCGCACGCCGTGCTGCGCGTCGGTCGCAATCACGCCGAGCTGCACGCTGTCGGCGGCGACCACAATCGAGCCGTCTGCGTGCGCGACCACGTCGAGTGTGTTGCCTGACTTGGTCAAGCCGGCGCCGGCGGTGATTTGCCCGGCGCCCGACACTTGGGTGAATACAAGCGCGGTCGTGCCGAGAATGATCGGGTCGTTTGTGGTGAGTGCCCAACCGCTGTCCGCGTTCGCTGTACCTTCGGTGATGTATGTGTAGAGCCCGGATGTGACTTCTGCCGAGATGTCAGCGTCCGGCGCGCGCGACCATGCGCCGGCCGCTGTCACGTAGAGCCCGTTAGTGGCGCCGCTTGTCTGCGCGGTCAATAAGACACGGTCGCCGGTCGCTGTCGCGGTGCCGTCGATGGTCTGCGAGCCCGTCAAGCTCGCGACGTTAGTGGTCGCGACGAGCCTGCACGACGCCTTGATGTCGAGCCCTTGCGCGATCGCGTCGACGTACGCCTTCGTCGCGACGTCCTGCGCGGCGTTCGGGTCGGCGACACTGGTGATGCGCTGGCTGTTGACGCTTACAGAGCCGCTGGCGGCTGCTAGCGCAGTCTGCACGCGCGCGAACGTCACGACCTGTGCGCCCGTCTCGACGCCGTCGAGCTTAAGCTTGTCCGCCGCCGACTGGAAACCATCGGTGCTCGTCGTTGCGAGCGCTGGCATCCCGTGCGTGTGATCGCTTCGGGCGAGTGTCGTCGCCGAGCCTTGCCCGCTCGCGCCGCCGATAGCGAGCGCAACGGGCGTGCCGATGCTCACGGTGTGCCGATGGTCGTGCCGCGCAGCGGTCGTTCCGACGCCGACAGCTGCGGCCGCATTGTCGACGGCGACCGGTGCCGTCGAGGTGAGCGCCGCGGCGCCCGTCGCCATTCCGTCGAGCCGGGTCTTGTCGGCCGCACTGAGAAAGCCCGGGGCGCTTGTCGTAGCGACGTCCGGCATCTGATGTAGGTGGTCGCTTCGCGCGAGCGACGTCGCCGAGCCGGTGCTCTGCGCGCCGCCGACGGCAAGCGCGGACGGTGCGGCCGTCGACACACTGTGCACGTGGTCGCCCTTGGCCGCTGCCGTCTCGACGCCGACGGCGGCGGTCGTGACAGTGATTTGCGTCGGCGCGTTGGTGGTGAGTGCAGCGGCGCCCGATGCGATCGCGTCGAGCTTGGTTTTATCGAGTGCCGACTGGAATCCAGCAACGCTCGGCGTCGCTGCGGCGTGCAGCGTGCCGTCGGTCTGCGCGCCGTGCGCATGCACGTGGTCGCTTCGAGCGGCCGTCGTGCCGACGCCGACCGAGCCCGTAAACGCAACGGCTGCCGGCGTCGAGCTCGCGAGCGCAGCGGCGCCGCTCGCGATCCCGTCGAGCTTGGTTTTATCGCCGGCCGACTGGAATCCAGCAACACTCGTTGTCGCAGCGGCGTGCAGCGTGCCGTCGGTCTGCGCGCCGTGCGCATGCACGTGGTCGCTTCGAGCGGCCGTCGTGCCGGCGCCGACCGCGGCTGTCGTGCCGACGTTCGCCGGCGCCGAGCTCGAGAGCGCAGCGGCGCCGCTCGCGATGCTGTCGAGCTTGGTTTTATCGAGTGCCGATTGGAATCCGGCAACGCTCGGCGTCGCAGCGGCATGCTGCGGGCCGCCGCCACGCGTCCCGTGCTGCGCATCGGTCGCGAGCGTGCCGACCTGCACGGCGTCTGCAGACACGACTATCGAGCCGTCAGCGTGCGCGACTACGTCGATCGCGTTGCCGGTCTTCGTAAGCCCGGCGCCGGCGACTAGCTGCGCGGAGCCAGTAAACCGCGTGAACGTAAGCGCCGACGTGCCGAGCAAGATCGGCGCATCGGTCGAGAGTATCCACCCGCTGTCCGCGAAGGCGGTGCCGGCGGTGATGAATATCACCATGCCCGGCAGGAGCTCTTCGCTTGAGTCTGCGTCGATGCTGCGCAGCCACGCGCCGGCGTCGTTGGCGATGTAGATGCCGTTGTCGACTGGCGACGCTTGCGCCGTGAGCAGCACGCGGTCGCCGTTCACGGTGGCGACCGAGTCGATGACCTGCGTGTTCGACGCGGTGATCGGAATCGTTGCAACGAGTCGACACGGCGTGCGTGTGCCGGCGCGGTTGACGGCGGCGATGACGCTCGAGAGCGGCACGGCGTCGCCTGGTAGCAGTGGGACGCCGACGTTGTGGATGATGTGCCCGGCGGCATTCTGGTCGCCGGTAAATGGTATCGTCCCGTCGGCGCGCAGCAGGTTGTCGCTAAGCGCCGGCGCGAGCTTCTCTTCGGTGATGCTGCCGTCGGGTATTACGCCGCCGCCGCCGCCGACCCCGCCTTCGATGGCTTCGACCATCTGTCGGTGAAAGTCGACGAGAGGGCGGTTGGTTGAGCCCTCATTCATCTCCGTCAACTCGACCGACGGCACGGTCGGCACGAGCGTCGCGTTCGGGTCGTATCTCTCGGCGAGCCCGGGGTAGTCGATGTGGTAGCCCGGCGAGCGGATCGATATGCGTCGCGTGACAGAGGACACAACCTGTCCGCTCGCGGTCGCAGTGACGCGCACGCGGAACGGACCCCAACACCCGATATCAAACTCGAGCGTCCATGTCTCCGGCGCGAGCTCGGTCAAGAGCGGGTTGCTGTTAGGCGGCTCGTCGAGCAGTACGACGTCGACGAGCGCACCGGTTGGGATGTTGCCGACCGTGATTGTCACGGTGTGCGCACGCGTCGCGGCGACGGCTCCGGTGCTCTTGATGTCGGTGCGGCCGCGGTCGACGCTGCCGGCCGGGATGCCTGCGTCTACTTGGTCGAACGTGAGTGTGATTGCCATATCTACACCACCCCGACGAGCTGGCCGCCGGTCGTTTGCGCGATGTCCGCGAAGCCTTGCTGCACGTTGATATCCGGAGTGACAGCGGCGCCGCCGAGCGTGAACTGCTCGCCCAGGTCGGCCGCGGAGAAGATAACGTCGATGCGCACGCCCGCGGCTTTCGCCTCGCGAAACACCTGGCGCAGCTGCACGCCCGTGGTCGCGAACGTGAGGCCGAGCAGCTCGAGCTTGAACGCCCCGGGGAAGTATTCCTCGAGGATGATGGTGCCGCCCGGCGGCATGATGGCGCGTGCGATGCCGAGGATGTCGGGCGGTCTACCGCTCGACTTGTTGAGCATGATCCGCGCTTGTATCCAGAGCTTGTATGTAAAGTCGTCGCGGCCGGCGCGCGGCTGTCCGATGAGCTCGCCGAGCATGTCGAGCGCGTCGCCCTCAGCGCCCGGCAGCATCGTTCCGACGAAGACATCATAGATGGCGTCTTCGAGCTGCTGCACTTGCTCGAGGTAGGTGGCGAGCAGCGCGAGAAACTTCGGCGTGCGCAGGTCGTAGATAGGCAGCGCTTGCCCTTGGGTCACCACGTCCGGGTTGTGCGTGAGCGTCACGGTCCGACCCAGGTCGCGCCCGCAAAGGTAGCGACTTCGCGCGTGCCAACCAGCAAGACGTTAGCGGGCGAGGTCGGGATCGCATCGGGCGGCAGCGCCGGCGCGAGCGCGATATCGAGCGTGACGTTGATGACGCCGAGCACTTCGGATGCGATGGCGAGCAGCCGCACGAGATACACCGGCTCGCCGATGCCGAAGTGCGCCGGGCTCGTCGGGTCGACGCTTGCTTGCTCGAGCGCCGCACGGATGCTGGCGGCGACGTAGCTGGCGTCGGTCGTCGCGGCGTAGGTGACGTTTACGATCTTCTCAGTCGGGCGTGAGAAGCGCACCGTGTGCGTCACGCCCTCGCTATCGAGTATCGACACGCTCGTCGTGCCGTAGGTCTCGATGCCGGCGGGTTTGTTGCGCCAGATGGATTGCGCAATCACCTGGTCGTTGCCGCCGGAGACGACGATTTCGAACGAGTGCGGCGGCAGCGAGTTTACGACAACGTCTAAGACGTTTTCGTAACCCTTCGCGGTGAGCACGTTAGGCAGCAAGGCGACGTCGGCGACGATACCGTCGAGCGTCGAGCCTTCACTTGTCGCGCGCAGCTCGGCTTGCCGGATGCGGTACTCTTCGTCGGTTTCGACGTCGCGCCCCGGGATGGCCGGCAGTGGGTTTGTGACCGCTGTCCAACCGGATGCCGGGCTTTCGATCTTGGTGAGTGTGTTGGCGCCGGCCGTGAGCTCGCCGGCCGTCTCGGCGGCGGCAGCGACGTCGACGCTTGTCGACGTGGTCGAGGTGAGTGCGTCTTCGAGCGTGACGAAGCGCACGCTAGGCCGCGTGGGGTCCGACACGACGCTGCCGCTCGGCACGAGCGTCGACGGCGCCATGGTGAGGTGCAGCGTGGCGAGCGCTTGGGTCGCCGGTAGACGCGGCACGCCGACGAGCGAGCCGTTGGCGTCGGCCGCGATGCCTTCGGCGCTCACCGGGTCGTGTGCGTCGTAGAGCTCGGCGAGGGCTTCCCAGCACGCGGCGAGCTCGAGCGCGAATGCCATGTTGAGATTGGCGATCACGCCGGTGGCGCTGGTGTTGAGTGAGCCGTCGACGGTTGAGCGCTGGGCGGCTTGCAGCTCGGCGATGATTTCCGAGACGGTCTTAGCGAGGAAGCCTTCCGGGGTGAGTCCGCTCACGGTGAGCCCCCGTTGAAGCGCGCGGGCGCCACGGTGCCGGTGGGTGTGGCGATGTCTTGGGGCTCTGTCGACGCGTCGAGCGTCACGAGCACGTCGCGGTAGACCGGCACGACCTCGCCGTCGGTCGTCGTGACGGTCGCCGAGATGTTGAGCGAGCGCTCCGCGCGCGCGAAGCCAATCTGCAGCCGGTCGACGCTGGCGACGCCACCCGTCTCGCGCAGCACTTGGGTGAACACCGCGCGCACGACCTGGTCGGGCGGCCGGCGCTCAAAGAAGAGCGTGCGGTAGTCGATGCCGACCCGGGTGTCTAACGGCCATTCGCCCTTGAACAGGGCGACGCGCAGCTTGATGTCTTGGGCGACGGCGTCGGCCCCATGGACGAGCGCAAGGTCGCCGCCAGCGATCACGATGTCCCCGTCGAGCGGGTCGAGCGCAAGGTCGGTCACGCCGGGCTGTACAGGCAGAGTCGACCGAAGCGCAAGAGCACCGGCGAATCGGTGCACCGGTGCACTGGTCGCTCGAGCAACTAGTCGCTGGCTACGACGGTCGACCCGACGGCGGTCGGCGTGGACGGGATGGCTGCGACGGCGGTGTTGAAAGCTCCCGAGATAACCCCGCTCGGGTCGAGCCCGGCGATGGCCGTCTTGAGCGCGGTCACGAGCACGGTGAGGTCGGTCTGATTGGCTGTGAAGTTGCCATTGGTCTTCGAGGCGAGGGCGACCGCGTCGGTCGGCGCCGAGCTGCCTAGGTTGACCTTGCTCGACGTGACGTAAATCGCCTTACCCGTATCAGAACCGAGCCGCATGGCGGTCGACGACACGGGACTCAGGAGGTGCCCCAAGGGCGCCGGGCCGAGCGGTAGGGCGACGGCGCCGTCGAGCGTGTGTGTCCCCAAGTCGCCCGTCGAGATGGCCACCTGGCGGCTCTTGGACGCGGTAGCGAGCCATTGGTCGATAGAGCGCTCGGCGAACACGAGCAAGACGAAGTCACCGGCGGCGAGCGGCCATGTGATGGCGAAGCCGCCGCCCTGCGGGAACGCGATCGGCACGCGCGGGATGATTGGCAGGTCCTCTTCGACGAAGGGCGCAAAGCCCTCTGCGTCGTCGGCCATCGCGAGCGCGTTGCGCAGGCACGATTTGCCCCGGCATCGCCGTGTGGGTGTCGAAGAGTGCCGACGCGATGGCCGCCTGCACTATCTCCGCCCAGTCGGGCGTCGCGAGCGTCACGCGTCGGGCGCGACTAAGGCGCTCGCGAGGTCGTCGGCCTCGAGGTCGGCTTCGGCGCTCGCCGGCTCCGGCACGGGCTGCAGCTCGTCGGCCGGGATGGCCGGCTCCGGCAACTCGAGCGTCTCGGTGATCTCTTCGGTGGGCGTGGGGTCGGTGCTCTGCATGTCAGCGCGTACCGGCAGAGTCGCGCCGAGCGCAAGGGGCTAGCGCTGCAGAGCGCTCAGCTCGAGCTCGGTGCCCCAATCGTTGCCGAGCCACTCGCCCTTGTACGTCACAGAGTCGATGCGATAGACGCCGTCGACGTAGCGCGTGTCGAGCTCGACCTGGCGACCGGGGTACAAGCCCGGCAGCATGAGCGTGCGAGCTTTGACGATCTGGTCTTTGCCCAGCTCCGGGCTCTCAATCAAGCCGCTCTGCGGC